CAAGATAATAGCTCAATGTATTAAAGATAGTTCAACCTATGATGCGTATGGTGATGTAATAGTACATAAGGAAGACCTAGTACATGACCTATGCAATAAGTTCAAAGCAGACAATGGACTATTTAATCGTGATAGGTTTGTTGATGCATGTGATTAATGCACGGCGATTGTGTAGCAATAGAAAGCCCCGCTTATTAGCGGGGTTTTTTGTTTGTAGTCCTTTTCTTGTAATTAGTATAAAATCTAACTGATATTATAATAATGATTGAAAAATCAACTAAATTGCAACCCTATAGGGGGCACACGAGGGGGGGCATCGACATAAAGAAACACTCACACCCATTCTAAGGTAATTTTTGAAACTATGTAACAGCTTTTCTTTTTTATTTTTAATTTTTTCTTTTATATCAGTACTATTTATAGTGTTATATATTGTACTATATATTAGTACTATGTATAGTGCGCACGTGCGTATACAAATAATTTATGAATATTCCAAGATTTTTATATTTTGTTAATATTTTATATATTTGGGTATTAAAATTAAGGGATAATATGGCAAAAGAAGAAATAAAAGCAAATGATGCAAGACTTCGTACTCAAGTTAAAGAAGCATGGAAAGATTTTGAAAAAAGAAATCCAAAAGTAGCTAAAGAATTGAAAGCTGTTGGTCGGGCTACAAATGAGTTTTTAACATCCTCATCTATCTATGACACTGTATTAGGTGGTGTCACAAGAAAAAAGGCAAAACAAAAAGAAAAAGAAAAGAGGGATAAGGAAATAATATAATTGGATATTAAGGAAATCAAGGGCATTGCCCATAAACTATATGATGATGAATCAGAGTTTAAGGCATTTAATCCAAATGAAACCATTATTGGTAATTGGAGGCACGGGGAATTGCATGATTGGGTATTGACTGATGATGGTTATGTATGTCAAGTGCTTGGTAAAAGCAAATTGAATCATCCTGGCATTAAAACACCACGTACTTTAATTAGGACTGTTTGTGGCTCGTTCATTGTTGAGCAGAAGACTCATAAGATGCTTGGTGAATATGGTGTTGCTCAGAACATTTATGCCTTTTCTGGTAATTACAATGCAATATATGACAGGGAAAAGAATAGAAAGCTTAATACGAGGGAGTTTTTATTTGCTAGATATGTAGCTGCTGGGGATAATATCATGAATGCTTATAGAAAAGCTTACCCAAAGGCTAAGGATAAGGACTATATCAAGAAAAAGTCAAATATTTTACTAAATAAAGAGGAAGTAAGGACTATGGTTAAAGATGAGATAAAGAAAATACTTGCTGAGGAGGGTATATCACCTGAATGGATAGTGGCAAAGTATAAGGATATTGCGGATGTGTCAGATAGAGACTCTGATAGGCTTCGTTCACTTGAAGCATTAGCTAAAATGGCTGGATTATTCGATACAGAGAAGAAGCAAGAGCAATTAACAGTGTTTACTGGCTTCACACCAGAACAAATGGAGGCAATATCAGGTGGAGAAAAAACAAAACTTGTTGCACATAAAGAAAAAGAAGATTAAACGTAGAGACCCTTGCCCTGTTTGCGGTAAAGAGCTTTACTACAATAGTCGATATAGTCAAAGAGTCGGATTATTTGATGTTGACTCCCTAAAACACGACATTATTGGCTGGGCATGCCCTCATTGTAGCAGTGAATTTGATATTAACGATAATATTATGTATATTTATGGGCAAGATTATATACAAGGAAAGAGTTAAAGGAGAAGTATGGCAATTATTAATGACCAAAATACACCAGTCAGTAAAAAAGCATTTTATTCAGATTATGTTGGGGCACGTGGAATTGGCGAGCAAAGCAATGATTTACTAACTAGAAGTTTTTTGACTGAAATGTTGGAATATTTTAGAGATAAAGGTGTTGGAACAAATTTAGGACTAGAAAAAAGTTCTGGTTGGAATCCATCTTCTCCTCAATCAGAAACATTTCTTAGATTACTTACACAGCCCGAAGCATTACGAGATATGTTTAATGTTGATAGGAAAATTGCTGATAAAATGTATCTCGGACAAGATACAGGTAATTTAGAAAAACAGCAAGATGCTATAATGGCTGCCGTTAATTCTTTATTGAATACAAAAATGGACAAAAGCCAAACAGGAAAGTATGCTTATGACGAGTCAAGACTTCCTTATGAAATGGAAGGCACATGGAAAGATGTAAATATACTTGATGTAATTAAAAAATTAGGCAAATGAAAATAATTTATAATTTTACAGCCGCAGATGGAAAAACCGAACAGTCCTCTCTATCTCACTACACTCATAGCGAATATCCTAATCCGTTTGTGGCTGGCTATTGGAGTAATTGTGGCTAAATTTGGAAGTAAGTCAAAAGAGCGATTATCTTCTTGTGATGAAAAATTGCAAAAAGTTTTTAATGAAGTAATTAAATACGTAGATTGCAGCGTTTTGGAAGGAAGTAGAAATGAAGAGAGGCAGAATAAATTATATGAAGAAGGTAAAACTAAAGTTAAGTACCCGAATGGAAGACATAATCATTACCCTTCTCGTGCTGTTGATGTTGCTCCTTATCCCATTGATTGGGCTGATAGGGAAAGGTTTCATCTATTTGCGGGATTTGTCTTAGGTATTGCAAGGTCTATGGGTATTAAGTTACGCTGGGGTGGTGATTGGAACATGAATTTTGAGGTGGATGACAATAAGTTTGATGATTTTCCTCATTTTGAATTAAGAAAGGAATAGCATGGAGAATGCACATAATTTAATAGACGGTTTAATCGTTGAAAATAATGTAAAAGATATGTTGAAAAGAATAGACCCATCAACTGTAATAGAAACAAGAAGAGGCATGTCCCCATTTGGAGGGTCGATAAATGCATTATATGAAGCTTTGACTTACGGTGGAGATAAAAGAGAAATTTATAGAAGTTCACCAGGGCCAGATGAATCAGGAGACTTACAACCTATAATGCTTAGAAATCTTCTAAAAGAAATATCTATGAATCCTGATTTTTCAGATACATTAACAGCTAAAACAAGACCTGAAATTAAAACTGAACTTAATTACTCAGGGCAACCTTTAAGATACCTTAAACATTTACTTGGATTTTAAACACTAAACTGTTAAATGGCTAACCTTAACCTTAATGGCAATGTGTCCCAAAATGAGAAGATTCTCGAAATGGCATATAAAGACCTTATTGTTTTTGGTAAATTATTCTCCCCGCAAGACTTTTTAGCATCCGCAACACCAGATTTCCACAAAACAGTAGGTTCAAAACTTTTAGATAGAAATATTCAACAATTGGCACTTGTATTGCCTCGTGACCACGCAAAATCAACCTTGGCTGCTACTGCGGTACTGCATAGGTTTTTATTTGCGAAAAAAGAAAGCCCAGAATTTATCGCTTGGGTTGGCGAGGCACAAGACCAAGCAATTGATAATCTTAATTGGATTTCAAACCATATATATGAAAATCCTGCAATTCATTACTATTTTGGTGATTTGGAAGGTAGTAAGTGGACTAAAACCGAAATTGTATTGAAGAATAATTGTAGGATGATTGCTAAAGGTGCAGCACAAAGACTTAGGGGTAAAAAGCAGTTATCTACTAGATATACTGGAATTATCCTTGATGACTTTGAATCTGAGTTAAATACTAAAACTCCTGAAGCAAGAATGCATATTAAGAATTGGGTAACAGCTGCTGTATATCCAGCGATTGATTTTGATAAAGGCGGGTTTTTATGGTGCAATGGAACTATTGTGCATTATGATTCATTCTTAAATGGACTTGTTAGAAGTCATAGTGAAGCTACTAAAAATGGAGAAGATTATTCTTGGGATTTAATTACATATAAAGCAATACTTGATGATGGCACCCCGTTATGGCCGTCACGTTGGCCAATAAAGAAACTGGAAGAAAGAAAGCAGTTTTATATTGATTCAGGTACTCCATCTAAGTTTTATCAGGAATATATGAATCAAGCTAAGTCTCCAGAAGACCAAATCTTTGCTGAAGAGGATATTACCGATAATTTCTATAAAGGAAACTTAAAATTTGATGAACCTGCTAATTCATGGTATATAACATTAGATGATGGGAGAAAAGAATATGTTAATATTTATATCGGAGTTGACCCTGCTTCAACGCTTAGTGCTAGGAATGATTATAGTGTTATTATGGTTATTGGTGTTACCGCTCAGTTTGATTATTATATTATTGAGTATTGGAGACAGCGAGTCCTCCCGATGGACTGCGCAGATGAGATATTTAAAATCGCAGAACGATATGACCCAATCAAAAGAATAAATATTGAAACCATATCATATCAGGAAATGTTGAGGGATTATGTTCATAAAAAAAGTAAAAGGGAAGGTAAGTTCCTACCTGGGATTGAACAAGGAATCAAAGGTTATGGTAACCAAAAAAAGAAAGACAGGCTGTTTGAAGGGCTGCAACCGATGTTTAAAGCAGGGGCAGTGCACTTAAAGAAGAATATGCATGAGTTTATTGGAGAATTGCTTGATTTTCCAAAAGGAACACATGATGATACAATTGATGCATTTTGGCTCTCAACCCAATATGCAAGAGGCAATAAAAAGGCAGGAAAGGCTGTTAAAGTCAAAAATAATAAAAATGAATGGGAGAAGCCTAGAAAATCTTATAATTGGATTACAGGGTCACGTATTTGATTATTAAATAAAATTGTGTTATATTACACGCTATGATAGAAACGGATAAAAGAGCAGAATATACAAAAGAATTATGGAAGAGATGGTTGGATGCTCGTTCAGAGTGGGAAGACCATGCTCGTGAAGATATTGACTTCTATTTAGGCAATCAGTTTAGCGAAGCAGAAACAAACGAACTTTCATCAAGAAACCAGTCAAGCATACCTCTTGATAGAATATATTCAGCCATTGAACAGTTTAAAGCAATTATAACTTCAAAGCCACCAAAATTTTCGGCTGCGCCGAGAGAAGATTCAGATAGTGATTTAGCAAATGTATGGAAAACACTACTTGAGTATGTTTGGAATATATCTGATGGCAACGAAGTATTTAAGCAAGCTATTCATGATTATGCTGTAACTGGACTTGGATATTTTTATGCATATGTTGATAGAGAAGCTGATTACGGTAGAGGTGAAGTTAAATTTACATATGTTGACCCATTTAGAGTAGTGGTTGACCCAAATGCTAGAAGTAGATATTTTGATGATGCAACTGGAATGATGCTTTCTACTATATTTACAAAATTTCAATTACTTGATTTATATCCTGAGTTAGCTGAAGAGCAAGAAGATGGAAAGCAAATGATTGATTTAATTGAAGGATATTCAGAAAATGAAACATATCCAGACCCATTGAATACAAGAACAAAAGGAAGCTTTACACCTGATTATGTAAAGGATTTTGACAGAGGAGAAGGTTCTGAAAAATATCAGCTTATTGAACATTTCTCTAAAACTAAAGTTCCATATTATAGAATACTTGATATGCAATCAGGGGAAGAAAGAATACTTGATACTGAAAATATGGAGAAGTTTTTATCTGACCCAAAAATATCAAAAGCCATGGAGCAAGGACTTATTGATGTAGTAGAGGTACAACAGACAAGAATTAAATTAGTATGCACTCTTGGACAGATAGTATTATATGAATATATATTAAATACTGATAAATATCCAATTGTTCCAGTTCCAAATATTTGGACAAACACTCCATATCCAATGAGTGATGTAAGAAAGAATAAAGATTTTCAAAGATTTTTAAATAAAACAATGTCGTTAATAACATCTCATGCACAAGCTTCTTCTGGTTTAAAGTTATTAATACCACAAGGAAGTGTTGATGATATTGAAGAATTAGAGAGAGATTGGGCTAATCCTAATGCAACAATTGAATATGACCCATCTTTTGGTGAACCACATTTTCCTTCACCTCAACCATTATCTAATTCTGTAATGCAATTACCTGCTCTTATTGAAAAATATATTGATTTAAATATGGGTATATTTGAAATGTCACAAGGCAATACAGAAGCAGCTCCAAGAACATCTTCAGCAACAATGATGCTTGAAGATTTTGGACAAAGAAGGAGCAAGTCTAAACTAAGAGATATTGAGGGTTCTTTAAGAAGACTTGGTAAAGTAGTATATAATCTTGCAAAAGAACATTATACCTATAAAAAAGTATTTAGAGTAGTTCAGCCAAATAATGATATGAGTGAATATATGGTTAATCATTATAATGATAAATCCCAAGCAATTGGAGAGATGATAAATGATTTAACTATTGGCCAGTACGATATTGATATTATTGGTAATTCAACAATGCCGTCAAACAGATGGGGAGAATGGTCAATTTATATGGAAGCTTATCAAGCAGGTTTAATTGATAGAACTGAAGCTTTAATGAAAACAGATATATTTGATAAAGAAGGTGTCCTTCAAAGAATGGATATTGTACAACAATTACAGCAACAATTGCAGCAAGCACAAGAAGCTGTTAAGAATTTAGAAGGTGATTTACAAACAGCACATAGAGAGTCAATCTCAGCTAGAAAACGTACTGAAGTTGAGAAATTCAAAACTGAGCTCAAATCACAGGAATCTGAATCCAAGTCTGCTAATAGATTAGCGGTTGGAAAACTAGAGAACGCAGTTAAACTCGAAGCAGAGAAGTTACGTTTACGTAGCCAAGCTCAAGAAAAGCAAGAGAAATTGCAAAAAAAAGGAGAGTAAATGGATAACGCATTAGAAAATAACAATCTTGAAGAAGGTCAAGTTACTGATAATGTAGGGCAAGATGAAGCAACTCAGCAGCAAGAATCTGGAGATGATTGGGAATCACAGGCCAAGTATTTTCAATCAGAGAAGGATAAACTACATGCTGAAAACCAGAAGTTAAAACAATACGAGCAAGTTGGACAAATGCTTGAATCACGACCTGACATAGTTCAGGCAGTTACTGGAATGCTGCAAGGTGGTCAACAAGCACAACAACCTCAACGTATTGAGTTATCTAAGGATGAGTTTGACCCTTGGGAAGCCTATAATGACCCATCGTCTAAGTCGTTTAAATTTCGACAACAAGAGCTACAAGACACAATTAATCAAGCAGTTTCAAGCCAAGTTGGCAGCGTTCAAAGAGAAGTTGGTATTGGTAAACTTCAAACTGAGCTTGCTAATAGAGGATTAAATGCAGAGCAAATTTCTTCTTTTATGGATTTTGCTAGTAAAAATCCTGCTGAATATGGTATTGATGGTGCTATTAATATGTGGCAATCTGTAACTCAAAAACCTACCGAAGGTGAAAGTAAAGAAAATCCACTTGATGCAATTCGTCAAAATCAAGCTGTTCCACAGCAAGCAGGTGTTCTTAATGGACAACAACCTGTTAAAAAAGATGAGAAGGAAGCAATGTGGGATTCAATTATGAAAGCTGGAAGTAGGGCAACCGTATTATAAATATAAACTAAGGAGAAAATAAAATGGCAACATTTAGCGCAGGTAGTTTAACGGCTAATGGAACAAGAACTCCTGGGGCATCGAATACAGACTTTCACACAAGACGGTTATTTGACTTTAGTGATAGGATTGCTGAACTTGCACCAGATGAATCTCCATTTTTCGTATATCTATCAAAAGTAGGAAAAGTGCCAACTTCAGATTCTCAGTTTCGATTCTTAGAAGACAGAACTAAAGTATCAATTACTGATAGAAGTTTTCTTTCAACTGGTGGCTTCACAGCTGCAGCAGTTGGAAGTACTACAAGTACATCATTTGATACTGAAGGCGGTGCATCCGTTGACTGGCTTGTTCCAGGCATGGTTGTAACTTGCGGAACAGTAGATACATCAACAGCACAACCAGAGTGGTGTGTTGTTCGTATTGAATCTGTTGTAGACGCAGGTTCTTCAACTACTTGTACAGTAAGAACTATTGCACAAGCATCTTCTGCGGCTTTAACAGTCCCAGATAATGCTAAATGTACAGTAGTCGGAACTTCATTTGAAGAAGGTTCAGGAGCTCCAGATGTTTGGTCTCAAAAGCTAGACCATGATTATGGATATACTCAAATATTCAAAACAGCAGCAGAGATGAGTAATACATCAAGAGCTACTGTTTATCGTGGTTATGCTGATGAATGGCAAAGAATCTGGAATCTAAAGTTAAGAGAACATAAAGTTGATATTGAAAGAGCAATGCTTTTTGGTATGAGAGGTTCTACAAACAGCATCAATTATACTGATGGTGTTGTAGGTCATATTATAGCAAACTCACAAGGTCAACTTGCAGACGAAGCTCAAGTATCTTATACTGAAGATAAAGGTTATTTAAAAACAATCACAGCAGGAAATTGGTCTTATGATTCATTACTAAGTGACTTTGAAGTCATGTATGACCCCGCAAGAGGTGGTGGCTCAAGTAAGCTTGGATTAGCAAGCCTTCCTGTTATTTCTCACTTTAATAAACTTGGTGGATTTATGGATTCTACAGTTAAAGTTGGAACTGATGCTAATGCATTTGGTTATAACTTTGAAAGAAGCACAGGTTCATTTGGTCATAGAGTGATGAAAATTGAAACAGTTCATGGTGATTTGTCTTTAGTTAAAGAGCCTTTATTTAGAGGTAATGCAGCTGGCTTTTTAGCTTTAGTTGACCTTGACCATGTATCATATAGACCTCTTGTCGGTAATGGAGTTAATAGAGATACTCATATAATAACTAACGTGCAACAAGCTGATGAAGATTTAAGAAAAGACATGATTCTTACAGAAGCAGGTCTTGAAATATCTCTTCCTGAAACTCATGCATTAATACACTTACAAGGAGTTTAATTATGAGAAGTGATATATTAAATCAAAATAGTCAAGCGACTGGTGGAGTAAAGAAAAAAGTTGTACATGTTGATGCTGATATAACATTAACTAATGATGATAGTGGAAAATGCTATTTACTTAGCGCTACTGGTGGTACTGTAGCAGTAACACTTCCAACATCTTTAGAAGATGGAGTATATTATAAGTTTATAGTAGAAGAAGAAACTCCTTCTAATGCTATTACTATAGCAGCTGGCAGTGCAATCGTTAGCTTTGTAATGAAAGACGCAGGAGGCAATGCATCTAATTCAACTGCAGGCACTCAAATATCCAACGTAATTATTGGAACATCAGCTCAAAAAGCTGATTATGTTGAGATAATGGCAGCTGGTAATGAGTGGGTTGGTTCAGCACTTTCTAGCATAGATGACGCTATTACTACATCATAATCCGAAACAATAAGGATTAATAGTTTTGTAGAGCTATGGGAGTTGTCGTATAAAGGGCAGCTCCCGAATCTACTAAAAATTTTAACTTTAAAATAATAGGAGAAAGAAATGGGAATGTACCCAGGAGGAAATATAATAAAATCAGTTCCAACTATGGACACTAGTGCATATGGTGCTGCAGATTTATTATTTGATAAACAGGAATTAAAAAATATTGTTCCATCAAGGGGAGGTTGCAGTATATTGCACAATGTTTCATTATATGCAGATGTAACAACAGATGTAGATATTGCTGTTTTATTTTTTGATAATTCAACAGGAATAGGAGCTTCTGCAAATGACGCATTAACAGAGATTACAGATGCAGAATTTCAAGCATCTGGATTTATTGGCTCTTTACATTTAGATAAAGGAGAACAAGCTGTTAGTGTTGGAAATGGACTAGTTTATAGTACACCAGGCGGTCATGCAGCAGGTTCTGGACATGGTATTCCAATTTTACTAAAAGCAGCTGATGGAGAAACAAGTATTTGGTATGTAGCAATTACATATGGAGGTACACCTACTTATGATGCTAATAGTTTGTCTTTTACTTTTAATGTTCAATATTTAGGTTAATAAGGAAAGAAAATATAATAAAAGAGAAAGGAAACAAATATGCCCAAAGGTAAAGGAACATATGGGAGTAAGCGTGGAAGACCTCCTAAAAAGAAAAAAGGAAAGAAGAAATACTAATGAGAACATATTGGTGCGATGATTGTAAAAAGTGTGTTGATATTAATATGAAAAAATCACCTGAATGCAAATGCGGTAAAGTATTTGGAGTTTCTGGAAATATATCAGATTATATTAATATGAGAACAACATGGAGCAGTCAGACAAAAGTAGAATTTAGTCAAACAACAATGGATGCAGATATAGCAGATAGGAATAATAGATAATGGCTACATTTAAAACACAAATTGAAGATATAACAGGAAGCGTTGGAGATGATGCAGCTTTAACTCAATGGCTCACTGATGGAGCAAAGGAAATAATTAATATACTTCCTTATAAACTAAAAGAAAAATGCGCAACAATATCTATTTTAAATGCCACTAATGGAACAACTTTAGATATGGATTCAAGTGGAGAAGTATTACAAGTAACTCGTTTATCAGCTAATTCTGGAGGGTATCAAATCCCTTGCAGAAATATACATCCTATGTATGGAGACCTTGCAAACGATTCATCAAGTTTGCATTATGCAACTGTCACTGACCCAGTGTATTGGACAACTAGTAATTCTTCTGGAGCAAGCACATTATTTGTAAAGCCTACTGCAACAGATTCTCAGCCTTCAAATGTATATCGTATAGTATATCCTTCTGTTGCTAATGGAGATTCTGTAATTGCAAATTTTCCAGATGAGGCTGAATATTTAGTTGTATTATATGCAGCAATTAAAGGACTTCATAGACTTCAAAATGATTTTAATTCAAACAGTGATATTACAACAGCATTAACTGCTGTTAATACTGAGTTAGATGAAACTCAAGCAGTATGCGATTTAATTAATACTCAAACTGATAGTGCAGTATCATCTTTGTCTAGTGCTACAACAGAAATAGGACTAGCTAATGCAGAGGTTGATAAAATGGCAGCTGAATCAGCTTTAGATAATGCAGAACTTGATAAAGCAACATCTGAGTTAGGCGAAGCAGTAACACTTGTTGATTCAGGTATAGATACGGCAACAGCAGCCATTGCAACAGCGGCAGGAAGAATTAATACTGCTGTGGCTCTTGCTAATACAGAATTTGATAAATGTGATGCAATACTTGATTTAGGAGAGACTGATACAGAAGGAGATGTAAATACAGCATTAACTGCAATGAATACAGAATTAGATGAAACACAGGCTGTTTGTGATTTATTAAATGCAGAGGTTGATAAAGCTTTTGCAGAAGTTGCTTTAGCTAATGCAGAAGCAGATGAAATGGCTTCTCAAACAGATGGCTCTTCTTCAGATTTAAAAACAGCACTTGATGCAATAAATACAGCTTTAGATAAGTTTAGAGCAGATGCTAGTGACCCTGCATTATTTGGAGACGAGCATCAATATTTAACAGGAGTAGGGTTAACTCATGTAAAAGATGCATTAGAGCTTGCAAGAGATGCAATAGATACAGGATTTGCTACAGATGAAGACTCTGGTGGAAGTGATGATGCAACACCAAAAAGCGCAGGATATTGGCTTAATGATGAAGATACTGAAATGGTTCAAGCAACATTGCAAACTGCACAAACAGAGATACAAAGAGCTCAGGTTCATATTGCAGAATGGAATGCTACAGTTCAAGCATTATCAGCTGAAGCAGACGGATTTGCAAAAGAAGCTCAATCAAGAGTTGCTTTTACAGGAGCAAAAGGACAAGTAGTTCAGTCATATATATCTACTGCTAATGGATATATTAAAACAGCACAAGGTTATGGAGCTGAAATACAATCAAAGATTAATATATCATCAGGATATGCTCAAGAGGTTCAATCAAGACTTGCTCAAGCTAAAGCTAAGAGAGAAGAATCTGGTGCAAGAATAGCAGCAGGTAATGCTTATTTACAAGAAGCAAAAGTAGGAGCTGAAGAAGCTCAGTCTTATGTAAATGAAGTAAATGCAAGAGTTGCTCAAGTTAATGCTCAAGTTGGAGTTGCTCAAGGGTATATAGCAAACGGAACTGGATATTCAAGGGTTGCAGATAGTTATGCAAAAGCAGCTCAAGGATATATAGGTACTGCTCAAGGATACATAGCAAATGCTCAAGGATATGTAAATGCAGCACAAGGATTTGTAAATGAAGTTCAATCTAAAATAGCTATTGCAAGCGGTTATATAGGAGAGGCAAATGCAAGAATACAAATAGATGATAAAAGATACCAGTGGCTTCAAGTGCAACAATTAAAATTACAACAAGATTATGATAAAGGTGTTCAAATGTTGATAAGCAAAGGAATGCCTCAGCCTAAACAAGAAAGGGCTAAATAATGGCAAAGAGTTTAACAGTTAAAAATATAATAGAACAAGTAGAACATTCATTTGGAAGACAGCCAGAGGCCTATTTAATGAGAATTATAAATGATGCTTTGCTTGACATATCTGAAAAAAAGCAACATTATATTGTATCAGCAAAACAAGATTTAGTTGGCTATGATAGATGGTATTCTCTTACAGATGATATGATAGACGTTATAAAAGTAGAAATACTTGACACAAATAGTAGATATATAATGATACCAAAACTTACAGACCCTCATAAATTATTAAGAGGCGATACAGATGATGCTGATGATTCGTTAACGTAGGAGATTTATGGCAACAAATAAAAGAACATATCCAAATGATTACTTTACATGGTACAATGATGATGATAGAATAGCTGTATTAGTACTAGATACAACATCTACATCAGGAGAAAGAACAAAAGAAAAATATGATTCTTATCAAGGAAGTGATGTAACTAATGGTATAAGAATAACATTTCATTCAAAATATGAAGAAGTAACAGCAGTAACGAATGATTTAAAAACACATGCAGGGCTTGATAGTGCCCTACATAATGCTGTTGTATGTTATATGAAAGCAAGATTATTTGAAGATATTGGAGACTTGCAAAAAGCTCAATATTTTAGACAAATGTATGAAACTAAAATTAAAAAACATAGAGGTAGAAAATCTGGAGTTAGGTTTCTATCCGTACCAAGGCTGTAATTTATGGGAACATCATGGTCAAAGGAGAGTCAAAGTAAAGCCTCATCTACAGGGTCTACAGCATCTACTTCGTTTCAATTAGATAGCGGAGAATCCTTTTTTGTAAAAAATTCAAGCGCATCAAATATATTCACAATAGCAGAATCTAGTGGAAATGCTACAGTATCAGGAGATTTAACTGTAACTGGTGGAATAACTGTTACTGGTTCTTCTTCTCTTGATATTGGAGATTCAGATAAATTATTACTTGGAACTGGTGATGATTTACAATTATATCATGATGGTTCAAATTCATATATAACTAATGCAACAGGTGCTTTAAAGATTGCAACTGAGTCAAGTGGTATTGCAATATCTATTGGACATACAACTTCAGAAACAACAGTTAATGATAATTTAACAGTAACAGGTGATTTAAAATTATCAAGTAATGTTATAAAAGCTTCAGATGGTGGTTCAACAATTACCTTAGATACATCTGATAATGTTACAATAGCTGGAGATTTAACTATATCAGGTGGTAATATAACAAATGCAATAACATTTGATTCAGCAGTAACATTATCATCAACAATTAATGGAGCAACTTTAGGAGTTGATTCAGATTCAGTATTAGCTCAATCAACAGGAACAGGTACATCAAATACAATATTTGGTAAGAATGCTGGTGATTCAATTGCAAGTGGCGGTGATTATAATACATTATTTGGAGAAGATGCAGGAACAGCAATAACAACTGGTGATTATAATACTTTAATAGGGTATCGAGCAGGATATACAGCTACAACAACAAGATATTTAACGATTTTAGGATATAAAGCTGCTCAAAGTCTTACTGCTGATAATACAGATACATTAGGAACTATTGCTATTGGAGGATTTGCTTTTAATGATTTAAGTGAGGGGCAATATAATATAGCAATTGGATATAGGGCTGGAGCAAATGTAACAACATCAGATTACTCAACATTCTTAGGATATGAAGCAGGATATGGTAATGATTC